GCTGCAGATTTAGTTGAAGCAGAACAAGCTGTTGGCGATATTACAGAATACACAAGTAAACCTCCAATCTTTTATGAATCTGTTGATGTAAAAAATAGAGCAGGTGATGGTTACATTAGAATAAAAGTTCCTATGCAAGGATCCGACATAATAGATAAACAAAAATGGGTAAATATATTAGCCAATGCAGGAAACTTTCCGCATCCAGCAGTATTAAAAATGAAACCAGGAGATTTTCATGTCTTTCAATATGCAAGATTAGAGAAAAGAGTTTATGAAGAAGCAGATGAAGAGGCAAGTGATGACAATGAATTTAAGATAATGGTCTATGCTTTTATTAGAAAAGCTACAGTTTCTTTTGGTCAAGATGCTCTATTAGAAGGGGGATGTTATGTAGATCAAAAAACTCATGATTTACATTTTAGATTAAACAGATTAGTAGAATATTTTAGATCTCAAAAAGATAACACATCAGTAAAACAAATATGTTTTAACCTTAAACACATTATGAAAGCTAAAAAATTAAACGGTAAAGTATATAACGATGTGACTAAAAAAGATGTGTCTTGTCCAACATGGCATTTTATTTCCGACACCGAACAGTATTCAGTATTAGGAGACGATACAAAAAAGATAGAACATGAAAAAAATTAGAATAGCAGGACCACCAGGTACGGGTAAGACAACTAAGTTAGTTGAAATATATTATAAGCATTTAGTAGAAAAATATTCGCCTACAGATATTATTGTTATATCTCACACTAATACAGCAGCAGATCACATCAGAGATAAAATATATAAGGATGAAAGTATTGATGACTTTCAAAAGAAAACAGGTCATGAGATCTTTCATTTAGTAAAACAATCAAAAGCATCTTTAGAGGAGAATGTAACTACAGTTCATAAATTTTGTAAGAATCGTGTAAAAGGAAAAGCTTTCTTAATTGAAGACTATGATATTTTAAAAACTTTATACCCAATGTTTGATAAATACACATCAAACAAGAAAATTAATAGCGTACAAGGTTTGTTTGCAATACATCCTTTCTTTAGATTTATAAGTTTTGCAAAAGATAATGGTCGAGAAATATTAGATTATTACAGAAGTTTAACATTTGAAGAAAAAGAAGACTATCAATATACCGCTGAAGAACTAATTAAAATGCAAGAACACTACATTAAATTTAAAACCAATGAAAAAATTAATGGAAGAGCTACAAAAATAATTGATTTTGGAGACATGGTTGAAGATTTTTACAGCAATATAGAAGAGTCAGAAAAATTATGTAAAGATATAAAAATATTAATAGTTGACGAAGCACAAGACTCTAGCGTTACACAAAGAAAAGCTGAAGAGGTAATGTCAAAGAATGTAGATTACTTTTACAAAGCAGGAGATCCGGACCAGGCTATATTTGAGTTTGCTGGCGCAGATCCAGATTCTTTTCACAGAGAGTTTGCAGATCCAGAAATAGAGTTAAAAGAAGGTTATCGTTGTCCTAGAGTTATAAATGAATATTGTAAAAAAATAATACAGGATATTTGGAAAAAGTATGATTACACTAGAACATGGAAACCTAGAGAAGAGTTAGATGAAAACGGAAACAGGACAGGAGTGGTTGTAGAAGGTGAAATATTTAATTTATCTAGTCTAACGCAAGACCCTTTTGCGTCTGAACTTAAAAATAGAATACAAAACACTACTGAAGATTTTATATTTACATACAGAGGAGGAGAACCTAGAGAGATGATAAATTATCTGATGGAAATAGGTATGCCAGTTGCAATACCTAACAAAGAAAAAAGTAAATTTAAATTTAAATATCCAACTAATGAAGTAAAAAATCAAAGAGAATTCTTAAGTTTTTCAAAGGGCGAATACAAGTCTTTGACTAAAATTAAAGCAATGTTTAAAGGAATGGATCCTCAATATCAGTTAAAAACAATTGAACAATTAGAAGCTGCAGACAGTGGTAGTTATGATCTTAAGTGGTTAGTCGACAAAGGGTTTGTCGTTCCTGGTGTAAAAAATATAGATGACTTTCAAAAGATTAGTAAAGTACAAACAATTCAAATGAAAAATTATATTAGAGAAATTGTAAATAACAACAGAGACTTAGAAAAGAAAAGAGTATTTTTAGAAAACATACACACAATTAAAGGTAAAGAATTTGATAACGTAGTATTTGATTTTAAATTAACAAGACAAGAAAATCCGTTTTCAAAAAAGAGAATGAAGTTTGTTGCATGTTCACGTGCAAGAAAAACTTTATGGTTATTAAAAAGCACAACTAACTTATCGTTTGCAGGAAAGGAGGACATGTAATGAGTAAAGTATGGGACAAGCAGCACGGCGGGAGTCACTATCAAAAATATGTTATACAACCAAGCAAGTTTGTAGTAGAGAATAAATTGCTATATCCAGAAGGATGTGCTATTAAATACATTATAAGACATCAAGATAAAAATGGTAAAGAAGATTTATTGAAAGCAATACATTTTATAGAAATGATTATTGAGAGGGACTATAAGTGATACCAGAACTAGAAGAATTAGATGCGGTAAAAAATGGTGATGTCGTTGCTATCGACTTAGAGACACACGATCCAGACCTCAAGACTCACGGATCAGGGGCCATAGTAGGTAAAGGTAAAGTATGTGGTATAGCTGTAGCATTTAACGATGTAAAATTATATTATCCAATAGCACACAAAGGAAACAATCACGGCAAAAATAGAGTTTGGAAAAAATTAAATAGAACAATTTTTCAAAACGAAAATGTAACAAAAGTATTTCACAATGCTATGTATGACGTTTGTTGGATACGTGCAGCTACAGGTATAATGTTAAAAGGACCTGTGTATGATACGATGATTGCAGCATCTATAATTGATGAGAATAGACAAAGATACAGTTTAGACTCCTTGGCAAAAGATTACTTGGATGATAGCAAATACAAATACGATCTTACAGACAAAGCAAAAGAATTACACGGTATATCCGATCCAATGACTAACATGCATAAACTACCGTATGATTTAGTTGCAGAGTATGCAGAACAGGACGTGTCACTTACATTAAGACTTTGGAACAAATTTGAAAAGATAATTAAAACTCCAATAGGAACAGAATCAAAAAATAAAAAAACTTTAGAAAATATATTTGATATAGAAACAAGATTGTTTCCGTGTCTTGTTGAGATGAGATTTTTAGGAGTAAGAGTTGATGAAGAAAAAGCAAAAACATTTGGTGATACTCTTAAAAAAGAGCAGGCCGAAATATTAAAAACAATTAAAAAAGAAACTAATCTTGATATAGATATTTGGGCTGCAGATTCTATTCAACCTTTATTAGATCACCAAAAAATTACAGATTATAAAATTACACCTAAAACAGGACGGGCTAGTATAACAAAATTATACTTAGAATCACATACAAATAAATATTTAAAAATGATTGCAAAAGCTAGACAGTTAGATAAACTATTTAACACTTTTGTAACCGGTATTTTAAAATTTATACACAAAGGCAGAATACACGCAGACATAAATCAAATAAGATCAGACCAAGGTGGAACAGTTACGGGTAGATTTTCTATGCGTAATCCCAACCTGCAACAGATTCCAGCACGAAGTGAATTAGGTAGTAAAATAAGAGAATTATTTTTACCAGAAGAAGAGCACAAGTGGGGATCATTTGACTACTCACAACAAGAACCTAGACTGGTCGTACACTATGCTTTGAAGAACGGCTTTCATGGAGCTGAGGAGATGGCCGAAGAATATAATGAGGACCCAAACACCGATTTTCACAAAATCGTAGCCAGAATGGCTAAAATCACCAGGAAACAGGCAAAAACTATTAATCTAGGGTTATTCTATGGCATGGGCAAGAATAAATTAGCTAGATCTTTAGAGCTAGAAAGCGACGAAGCAAAAGAATTATTTGAAAAATACCATAGTCAGGTACCGTTTGTGAGAAAGTTATCACAAGGACTACAAGATTTTGCAGAAAAGAATAAAAATATTTTTACATTAGAAGATAGGTTTTGTAGATTTGATAAATGGGAACCTATCAACAAAGAATGGAATGCAGAAAAAGGTATATTTGAAATAAGTGAGTACAAAGAAGTAGATGGTGTAAAACAAATAGTTAAATCACCCGTACCTATTTTAAAAAAAGATGAAGCGGAAAACAGATATCTTGCAGAGCTCACTAAGAACTCTCAACCAGGAGATCCTAATCTTGAATACTTTGATAAACATTACCGGCCAGCATTTACATACAAAGCTTTAAACAGATTAATACAAGGATCTGCAGCGGATATGACAAAAAAGGCAATGGTTAAGTTATACGAAGCAGGTATTATACCACACATACAAATTCATGATGAACTTTGTTTTTCTATACAGAATGAGGACCAGGCTGTTAAAATAAAAAACATTATGGAGACTGCAATTGAATTAAAAGTACCAAACAAGGTGGACTATGAATCTGGACCAAATTGGGGTACAATTAAATGAGGATAAATTATGGCTTATTTAAATGCAAACATACCACCAACTTATGCACAAATAAGGAAGGAGTATTTGTATGATCTTAAAAAAGGTCACGGAGAAGTTAGTGACTGTATTATCTTTGGTCTTAGCGCTCTTACAGGTCGTGCTATATTATTTCATGCTATTATGGAAAACGGTGCAATATTTTATCGCTTACCAATTAGCGCGTTTATTCAAACGGGATTTGAGGCATCCGGAGTGCCCACAAGACGACTTGATGAATTACAGCTCTGGAATTGTTTTTCTTATTATCCTTCTGTTCATCGTTGGGACATACTAGACGGTCAAGCTGGTAAATATATAGGTAAAGATAAAAAATGGCACGCAGGTAAATATTTATTTACTGTTGACTTTGCACATCCTGAAAGTAATATACTTGACACTGATCATTCAGAGATACCGCACGAACACAAGTGCGCTCACATAATTGCATTAGACGACGGTAATTATGCAGCACAACCAAACAATAGATGTATATGGGACATACCTTCTTTCACAGTGAAAGATGATATTCCTGATTGGAAAGTGCAGACATCTGAATGGAATGTAGAAGATAGTAGAGCTTGGCGTACAGAAGATACTGACAAGTTTTTTTATGAAATAGAGGAGAAAAAAAATGATTAAAAAATGTAAAAACATTTGCTGTAGGATTTGGGAAAAAATCAAAAGTTGGTTTTGGATTAAAGACTAATGAATTTAGCAGACTTATTAAAAAAGAATTTTGTATTAGTTCCGGTTGTGGCATCAGTCCTAGTCGGAACTTTTACTGGTGTTCGTTATATTGTTAATCTTACAGACACTATCAACACTAATCATCAAGAAATTGTAGATCTAAAAAGAGATTTAAAAGTTGCTGAAGATAAAATTGTAGATCAAAACACAAGACTAACTTCTGCAGAATCTAC